AAAAAAGACATGTAAGCGTTCTTATCAGAAGCAACACGAGACAACGCCCTGCACATAGCATAAGGAATTATCCTTAAACCATAATAGACTTTCGCTGCCTCGGCAGCTCTCTGTAAAACAATCTCATTATCATAATGACGAAGATCCGAGCCCAAAGAAACCCATCTTTCAACCATATCGACCGACTGATTATCAACCCAAACGGGGGTACACAACGACTGCGCCCTAGCCCAGGGGTCAGCAACCTCTACCCACCTACCACAAATCTTCAGCCTAAAATTCTTGCAAAAATAGCGAACGTCATTAGTATGAAACTTCGACGCCAGATTAAAAAGCAAACTCATCCTTGCAACAGCATTCTCCACCTTCAAGGGGCGAGACGTCTCCAAATCAACATCATCACCCTTTACTTCCATTAGAACAATATCACTCCTATTTAACTGCGCAGAGACAATCGTGGCAGCCAACTGAATCAAACCATTCCGCAGTAACGTCTTCCAATCCCCAGAGAGACCACACAACACTGTGGACAAAGTTATCCCATAGGTCATGTTCACAGCCCTTTTCATGTCCATTTCTGAGGCCCATTTTTTATACAGGTTCCCGTCCAAACCCAACCTCCTATAAAAGGCGAGCTCAAACAAGAGAGCAGGATGTTCCTGAGAACGGTCATAATCCGAAGAATCCACGGAGTAACTGTAAGTCCCCGCCATGGTCTTCCTACGCGACTCATGTGAATTATACCACTCTTCGGACTCCTCAGAACTCCACTGAGGATTAAGCTTGATCTCAGGCCGGAGACACTCGGCAATACACGAATTAACTCGTCTAGTGATTGCGGAATATATTGCATTTGCGCTAGACTGTTCCAAATACATTATCGTCTGAGAATGTGTCACCTTGGAATCAGAATCAGCTTCTCTCTTCGCCTTAATCTTTCCTTTCGCCATCAAAAGCCACTTGCTCAAGGAAATGTCACCCTCAAAAAACAATTCATCCACCATTTTTTTAGCCTTTTGTTCAGTAACCTTCGAAAGCAACCCATCCACATCCGCTTCATTTGGAATCCACATGCCAGCCTCAAGATGCCTACTAACCACTTCCTTCCACCCAGACTTGAAGCAGGTGCTAATAACCTTGTCGACAACCATGTCGGGGGTGAGATCCAAGTCAATAACCCCCCGATTTGCTGGTATGCCCACATTGCGTTTAAAGGAAGCCCCAAGCAAGGCGGCCGCGGACTGAATCCGACTTCCTTCCACCCCAGCATCGACCTTTGGTTTCCTAACAAACCTCTGCTTCGGAATAAGTCTCTTGGAATCATTAATCGAAATATTCCCACGAGTCCTCTTATCAATCTCGACTTCAGCTAACCTATAACCAACCTTGGTAGCATCCATTTCAGGAAGCCCTGACACCATCTCATCCAAATCGCCCCTGATAGCGGAAACCGGATCAACCAAAGGAACCGCCGCCCAAGGAACGCTGCTAGGAACCTGACCATCCCTAACTTCAACAAATGAATCTGGCACAACCTCCATAGCGGCCCCCTGTTCTTGGTACATTTTCCTTCTCAAAACCTCCTTGACCCCGTCAAAAGAGCCCGGAACAACAGGTGGAACCCAAGTGGCGGTAGAAGAGATGGTGCTTGCACAAGGAGCCACCGGCCTAACCGAAAACCCCGACGTAGTCGAAGACGACGGCCTAGTGGGTGCACAACTCGCAGACCGAACTCGCTTGGCCTCACGTTGCTTATACCCAGGCACCTCCGGCAGATGAGGAAACGTCGCGCCTCCGCAACCCGCACGAGGTTTTTCGCTCTCCACGGAAACCCAAGGATCAACCTCCCTAATGACAACAGAAAAATCCTTTCCACACCAATCCACAACTTCCGGAGAGGGAATGGAATCCATAACCGTAGTCCCAACCTTAGGCCTATTCCACCACGCCGACAAGGCAAGTCCAGCGAACTTTGTAACCCAC